AGAGGATGCTCCGGGTAGTATTGAAGAGGGTGGTCAGGGTGGGGTGCCCTGAGAGGACCGTGCCGTGGACGAGAATTTCGTCGTCCTTGGTCGAGGTAGCACGGAAGTCGAGGCTCCAGAGACGTTCGCAAAGCGTCTCGAGCATGAAGCTTGGGAGGTCTAAAAACGGGGCCATCTGCTCCACCATCTCTGGACCGAACCGGTGGTCGACCATGCGAATATAGGTCCGGTGTTGGTGGGCATCCCAAGAAGAGCCGTCGCCCATGAACCAGTTCGGGGCGTTGATGTCGGCGAAAAAGCGAGCCTTGGCTATGTGCTCGCCCAGTTGCTGGAGGTTCATCCCGCTGGTGAACCCGGGGCGCCATTGCTTCATGATTTTAATCATGAGCCGGGCCAGGTAGGCGGCAGCTGCCGTGAAGGTGGGGTCGAAGCAGGCGATGTTGCGGGGGCGCCCGGAGTCTTCGTAGTGGAGCTCGTTGGTTTTCGAGAAAAAGTTCAGCTTGGGCTTCCACTTGCCCGCGGCATAATCCTCAAAGGCCGCCTTGTAGAGCTTTCTCTTCGCCGGCGCGCTTTCGGCGAGAAAAGTCTCCACGGAGTAGTCGAGGCAGGCCCTCTGGATGTAAGAGGGGAGCGCGCGTTTGAAGGCCTCGAATTCGCAGTCGACGTACTGCTCGAAACGCGCGTGGACGTCCCGGTCGGGGAAGAGGGTGACGTTGAACTGCCTCGTCCAAATGGCAGCCTCGACGTTGAGCCGGCAGGCTCCGAAGTGGAGGGCCTTGCGGGCCTCCCGGAAGACGGCTTTGTACGTGTGGGTACAGGTACAAAGCAAGGCTCTGGTTTTGCGAACGACGGTCGCGTACATGTTACCCATGGGGTAATAGAGCCTTTTCGACGCCATGGGGTCGAAATGTCTTTCGGGGATGTCGTCGTCCCCGGGGACGGCGGGCGCCTTCCGACCGCCTCTCGCCCACGATCGCACTCTCCCGAATAGGAAGAAGTACACGCGGGACACGAACGTCTCCTCCTGACGATGGGCGATGTCCCGGGCGGGGATGGCCAGGAAGAGGAAGACCTGGAGGAGGGTGAACTGCAGGAGAGTGCAGAGGATGACGCTCCAGGCGTAGGACGACGAGGGCTCTACGAGGAAGTAGAAAGAGAACCCTCGTATGGGCGCCAGCCAGAGGAGCATGGTGAGGCGGGCGCCGAGATAGCGCAGTCCGAACAGGAAGGCGGCAAGAGCGGCCATCTGGACGAACACGGCGCTCCACTCC